GACAGTGTACCGTGCAATTTCCCGGTATGATGGCAAGCCTGTCAAGCCCGAGGCATTTGTGATTATCGGTATCGCCGGCACTGCTGCCGCTACCGCTGCTGCCACTGTCACCTTCGCACAGGACACCGCAAACTCTTAATTGTAACTACAAATAACGCATAGAAGCCGGGGCTCCGGCCCCGGCATACCAAAAGAAAGGAGTGGCTAAATCATGGCTACGGAACAATTACTCCAAATCCTAAAACTTGACTTGCAGTTAATGTCTACAGCCTATGACCAACTGCTCCTCGCTTTGATCGACGAGGCAATTTGCGCTATTTCCGGCGAGGGTATCACCCTTGATCTGGAGTGCAGCAGAGATATTGGCCTCGTCCGCATGTACGCCGCATGGCTCTACAGGGCGAGGGGTCTGACAGACCCGGAGAAAACAGCTATGCCGCGCATGCTCCGAATTGCTCTCAACAACAGGCGTGTCCGGGAGGTGGTCAATCGTGCTGATCCTTGATTCCGGCGTTGTTACGGTGTCCACGATCACCGACACCCCCGCCGCCCCCGGTCTTATGCCAAAGCGCCGCAAAACTCTGCAATACAAATCCTTTTTTGCAGACCGCACAATTGGCTACGGGCGAGCCTACGCCGCAAAGGGCGTAAGTCAACAGGTTGATCGCCTGATCCGCGTGGAGCACCACCCCGAAACACAGGCCGGCTGGATTGCAACAATCGACAAAATTCAATTCCGGGTTGACCTGGTCCAGCACGGCCGCGACGATGACACCGGGCTGTTATATACCGATCTTACCCTTTCCCGATTGGATGGTGATCACGATGTCACTGACTGACACACTCCGACAGATCAGCGCTGGTTTTGCCGATGTAACAACCGCTTATCACTACCGCCGCCCAGATAAAGCTCCAGCCCCCTATCTTGTATGGCAGGAGGACGGCGAGGGAAGCTCTTTCCAGGCTGATAACAAAAAGTTCCTTCAATGTCTTGAAGGCTCCGCTGACTACTACACACAGACCGAGTTTGACCCGGTGATTGATGCGTTGCAGGACAAGCTCACGGAGCTATGCTTAGCTTGGCGCCTGGATTCTGTGGATTACGAAACCGATACCGGGCTGATCCATTATTCGTGGAAATGGGGAACGAGTTATGGCGCGTAAAGCAATGGAATTCGAGGGCGTGGGCGATTATCTGAAGGAGCTTGAAGCCCTTTCCGCAGAATCTGAAGAGGTATGCAAGCGGGCGCTGTATCAAGGCGCGGCTGTTATGGCCTCTGCAATCAAGTCCGAAATGGCAAAAATCCCAGATCGCTCATGGCACTCCGGGCGCATTGCTTCCGGGCTTACAGCAGAGGAAAAGGCAGACCTTTCTTCCGGCTTCGGCATTTCGAAGATGCGCAATTCCGATGGCGTTATTGACGTTAAGTTGGGCTTCGATGGCTACGGCAAGCACAAAACAAAAAAGTTTCCTTCCGGCGTTCCTGTCCCCCTAATTGCCCGGTCAATTTGTAAGGGTACATCATGGCTCCAAAAATATGACTTCGTGGGCAAGGCGGAGCGCAGCGCAAAAGCGTCCGTTGAGAGCAAAATACAACAAACATTTGACCAAGAGCTGGAAAAGCTCACAAACAAATAACCACTCTATATAGGAGGTAAAATACTATGGCAAGAGCCCGTGATGGTTTTAGCAAACCTAAAATTGCGAGATATACCAAAAATTCCGATGGCACTGTAAGCTACTCCAACTACCAGCCCCTTGCGATGGGCGTGTCTGTAGATCTGTCCATCACCACCAGCGACAATGTAAAATTTAGGGCCGACAACGTCGATGCGATCAGCGCCCCCGCCAAGTTCCAGTCCGGCACTGCTACCTTCGCACTGACCGAGCCGGAGAACGAAGTTGACGCTTTTGTGTTCGGCCTGGGTGAGCCCGACGAGAATGGCGGCGTTGATTTTGGTGAGAGCATGAACCCGCCTGACGTGGGTCTTGGCTACATCATCCGCTATCTTGAGTCCGACGGCACGCATACTTACCGCCCTATTGTGCTGTACAAAGCCAAGGGCGTGTGGGACGCAGAGGCCGCTCAGACCGAGGGCGACTCCATTAACATGGAAGCGACCAACTACAAGTTCAACTTGTTCCGCTCCGACGCGGCGGGTCACGCATGGCGTTATCGCGGCGGCTTCCTTGAGTCCGAAGAGGCTGCTGAAGCGGTCCTCGCCGCTAAGTTGGGCGGCACAACGCAGCAGGGCGGACAGACCCAGCAGGGCGGAAACACGCAGGAACCTTAATCACTAATAAGGGGCGGCAATCGCTGCCCCAACATATCGGCTCAGAGGTACAAGCCCGGTTCAACTCCGGGCGGGCCGAAAAAAGTTATATAAAAAGTTATATAAGAAATATAATCAGAAAATTTCTTATATTAGAAAAATCGGAGGAAAAAACAATGGAAATCAACGGAAAAAACATTTCTTTTGCCTATACGATGCGGGCCTATCGGGATTTGTCCGAAATCTGCGAGGGCGGCGATATCAACAAGCTGATTCCCGCTATTATGGGCACATATGGCAATCAAATCGATAATATGTGTAAGTTTATCTCCGTGCTTATCAATGCCGGAGCGCACAAGAACGGCACGGACTACATGTCCGCCGACGAAATCCTTGACCTTGACGCCGATGATTTTTCCCGGCTCTCTGATGCTGCTGTGAATGTATATGTCGCCGCCCAAAAGCGCAATATCAAAGCAACGTCAAAAAAAAAGGCGGTTCCGGCCCACAAATAGAGCTAAATTTTCAATGGATGCTCTATCATGGTCTCCGGCTGGGCTATGATGTTCCATCATTTTTAAATGAGACCCCTGCCACAATCCTTGACTTGCTGGATTGTGACGCGGTATATCACGGCACGGCCTATCTCACACAAACACACACAGTACAGGGCGACGATGCCCTTGAATATGACTAACAACCTTCGGGGCGGGGGACACCCCGCCCCATTATCTATTTATCAGGTGGTGACACTACATGGCTACTATCGGCCCTAAGCTCCAAATCGACAATTTTGCCGAGTATAAGAAAAATATTGATAGCTTAATCACGCAGGGGAAGACCCTTGACAGCGCGATGAAGCTGTTGGAGTCCACGTGGGATAAATCCACCACGGCGCAGGAAAAAGCGGCGGGAAAAGCGAAAATCCTTGCTCAAGAAATCGAAGCTCAAAAAGCGAAAGTAGCCCAAATCGCAGAAGTTGTCGCTAAGGCAACGGAGATGTATGGCGCTGATTCCGAAGAAGTTGCTAAATGGACACAAGCCCAAAACAAAGCGCAGGCCGAGCTGAACAAGATGCAGCACGAGCTTGATGACTGCAACGACGAATTGAACGATCAGCAAAAGGAATTGCAGCAAAGCGAAAAAGAGTTAAAGAGCCTGGACAAATCTACCGATGAAGTTACTGACTCCATGGAGGACGCCGAAAAGCAGACCCGGAGTTGGGGCGATGTGATGAAAGGCTCTTTAGCCGCCGAAGCTATTAAGACCGGTTTTTCGAAGCTGGTTGACCTCGGCAAAAAGTTTGCCGGCGCTATGCGTGACGCTGCACAGGCCGGTATGGAGTATGCGGACGAGATCGAAACAATGTCCAGCGTTACCGGGCTCGCTACCGATACTCTGCAAGAGTACAAGTACATGACTGATTTGGTGGATGTTGACCTTAACACCATAACAGGTAGCCTCACCAAAGTCACTAACTCCATGAAATCCGCCAAAAAGGGCTCCGGCGACGCTTACGAAGCCTATAAAAAATTGCATGTTGAATACAAAAATTCGAACGGCACACTCCGCAAGAGTGAAGATGTATTTAACGATGTGTTGAAAGCCCTTAAAGGCGTCCATAACGAAACCGAGCGCGAACAGTTGGCTATGACGCTGCTGGGCAAATCGGCGAAAGACCTCAACCCCTTAATCGAAGCCGACGCCGACGAAATCGCTGGACTTAAAAAAGAGGCCCATGATATGGGCTATGTACTCTCCGGGCGGGCGCTGCAGGCACTCAACAAAGCACAGGACGGCATGGATCGGATGGGCAAAGCCGTGGAGGGCACTAAAAACAGGTTCGCTGTCGGGATGGCCCCCGCAATCGAAAAGGTTGCTGACATGCTGACGCAAAAGCTCGCAGATCCCCGCGTGCAGCAGGCAATCTCCGGGATCGCCGAGATTGTTGGCAATGTGCTTGTTGGCGCTTTTCAACTTTTGGATCTTGTCACGGGCGGCCTGATCGACACGCTGGGCCGGGGAGCCTATGAAATCCCCGAAATGTTCGAGGGGCTGGACGAAGAAGTTGAAGCCCTCACAGAAAGAACCGATGGTCTCCGCGAATCCTCCGAGGCACTGCACTCAGAATACAACGACAACGCCCGCGCAATCCTTGACGAGCGTGACCGGGTGACAGACTTATGGAAAGAGCTCCAAACCCTCACGGATGAAAATGGCTATGTAACCGACGCAAACAAAGACCGGGCTAACTACATTTTGGGCGAGCTCAATAATGCGCTGGACACAGAATACAGTATGAATGGCAATATTATTGAGCAGTACGGAACCATGAAAGAATCCGTGGCGGACGTTATTGAAGCAAAAACCGCTCTTGCATTGCTGGACGCTGCCCAGGCCCGGTATGCCGACGCTACTCTGAATCTTAAAGGGAACCGCCGCGATATAGCAGAGTACAGAGTTACGCTTGGCGATCTCCACACCGACCTTGACCGCACAGATAAGCTGCTCCAAAATGCAAAACGCCGCTTGTCTAAGCTCAATCCGATGGACGACGCCTATGCATCTACCAAAGCGGAGGCGGAGGCTCTAAGTGCAAAATATAACACAACTCTGGAGCAGATCGACACCGCAAATAAAAACCTGGAATCCGCGATTGCTCTTGATAAAGAGTATGTATCTACTATATCCACTTATGGGGACGCTATGGCGCAGGCCGCAGAGGGCAATAACGGCGCTGTTATTGAGATTTTAAGCGGCGGTCTTACACAGATTGAGAACTACAGCCAACGGCGCGGCGAAATCACCGAAGCAGATATTATTGACATTAAGCGGCAAATTGCAATCCAGAAACAGCTTGTCGATGACTATAAAAAGAATGGCTATGAAGGTGTAGAGGAAGTAGAAAATCAACTCACTCAACTGGAAGAGGCTTTCCGCGTCGGAACGAGCGGCGCTCCAACATGGGAACAGGCGTGGGCAACTGCTACCGCCAATATGTCCGAGAGTGTCACTGAGAGCATGGACAAAGCCACAACAGCCACGGAGACCGGGACGCAGAGCATGATTGACACTGTTGATGCCGCTATCCCAGAGGCCCGGGAGAAGGGCGAAGAAATGGGTACGGCTATCGCTGATGGCACGACATATGTCCTGGGCCATCAAGTAACGGTTACCAAGATGACTGAGGCGGGCGAGATTAATACAGCCTCCTATGCCTTCGGCGTAACAGAGGGCCTTGACAACGCTGAGACAGCAGCCCGGGCTGTATCTGACGCAGTCGCCAATGGCTACAAGAGCGGCGATTTCAAAGAAAGCGGCCTTGTGACAGTACAAGTCTTGGATGATGGGATCGAATCAGGCGTGCAGCAGTTCTACGGTAAGGGCAAAAATATAGCGAGCACCTTCATGAAGCGCTACCGCGACGGCATTTCGGCCGAAAAGGTCAAAGCCGAGTACGATAGCAAACCGGTCGGCGAGTATACCGCTGAAGGTATTAAAAAAGGTCTTAACGCCAAAGCACAGCAAATCGCAAGGACTGCGGCAAGTGTTATGCGCACGGTCATTAACACAATGCGAAATACTGCTGAGATCGCATCCCCCTCCAAAATTACCACTGGTTTCGGTGAGTTTCTGGGCCAAGGTCTTATCAATGGTATGGATCGCATGACGGGCAAAATCGCCGCCGCTGGTTCGAGGATGATGGGTTCAGCCCTGCAAAGCCCTTCTTCTTTCCAACTTCCCGACGCCGCCGCTTATGGCGGCACAACCTACAACCAGCAACGCAGCATTGCCGCCGGAGCAGTCACGGTACAAGTCCACGCGGCCCCCGGACAGAGCGCCGAAAGCATTGCCGACGCTGTTATGGACAAGATCAACCGCGCAATCAACAGCGAAAGCGCTGTATGGGCTTAATATAAGGAGGTATTCTTATGGGATACTTTATCTTTAACGATACATTTATGTCCAAGAGCTATGGAATTGAAATCGAAGAAGTCCCCAAGATTACAAAACCGCAGCGCCGGGCGGATATATACTCCGTCCCGGGCCGCTCCGGGAATATCATTGTTCCCCAGGACGCATGGGAGGACGTGCAGATTACTTACCATTGCTGGGCCAATCCAGCGGGTAAATCTTATCCCACTTATGCTTCGAGCCTCGCCGAACGGTTACAATCCGATGGCTACGCCGAGTTGGTTGACGGCTACACTGGGCAGCACAGATTAGCTTATTTTTCCGGGCCGATTGAGTTTGACGTGGTGCAAGAGAGCTTTGTCCGCTTTGACCTTACTTTTATGGCCCACCCGCAAATATATCTTAACGATGCACTTACGCCAAAATATATCCCCACG